GAAAAATTTCTTCCAGATGACCAATAAGGCTTAACAACAATAGGAACTTCAGTGTATCCCTGTTTAGCCAAAGCAGCCATTCTATGCCGCCCCTCATGACCACCAATTTTACCATCTTCAAATTCTAAAAATGGTGTTTGTGTTTCTTTTGTTAATTTTTTTAAATTTAAATTTCCAGCTTCATCCCATATTTTGTTAAAATGTTCATCATCTCTTGTAGTTGCGTGTAAAAAATCCATTGGATTTACTGTTGCCACATAAGCCTTTGAACGGCCATCATCATAATGAGAACTGCTAATTTCAAAATCTGTTCTTTGGGGTGACCAACCTATAGATTGCGGCATACCTGCGCCACCAATTTGCGGTTGAGTTAATCCTGTGTTGAATTGCGGAACATTAGCTTCCAAACCCAACCCCGCAAGGTTTTGATTTAAACCGCTAATTTTAGATTGAATGGCATCAGCCGTCGCATCGCGTCGGGCTATATTGATAGCATTGCTGATGTCATCATCTTGGGCCATGTTTTACCTACTGTATAACGCCGCCGGGAGTGGGTGACATAGGCACTTCATTGCCTTCAAGACGCTGAATCATGCCCGGATCAAGGATTTGCTTAACAATACCCAATCCAGCAGGGTTTGCGGCCATATCTTCAGCTAATTTAACTGCTGCAATACGTTCACGGCTCTCGCGATCACGCTTACGATTGGTCGCATCAAGTTGTGCATCAATGTTTTTTTGCTGAATTTCGGCCATTTTGACCTGCTCTTCAGGTGAAAGACCTTGACCGCCACCCAGTTTCTGCTGTGTTTCCTGAACTTTGGTCTGCGCTTCCATCATTTTGGATTGCGCGGTGATCATTGCGGCCTGACCAGCCATTTGAGCGGCCTGTGCTTGTGGATCAGGCTGTGGTGGGTTGTTGGTAGTGTCACGCAACAGCGAAGTAGCGTTGCTCCAACCCAATGTAAGCAGTGCCTCACGGTTTACAGCGTCCAAATTGTACAAATCAGGTGCCTGTTGAGCCAATTGAATTAGCGCCGTTACCTTCATAACACGTTGGATGTGACTTGCCGTGTTAGGATCAGCTTGAGGAACTAATTCATAATTATCCAATGCAGATAGGAATGTTTGCTCATCCCATTGACCTGCTGGGCGCTTGTTTCTTTGCCAGAAAGAGTTGGGATGCTCCCTAAAGCATTGAGCCAACAACTGAAATTCGTCAGCCTGTGCCGCGTGTAGGCGCTTGTGAACTGAGTTAAGAACCTTTTGCGCTTGTTCAATAATTGCCAACGTGGTTCCGACAGGCGCATCTGACTTACCTTCGCCTACTTGCAACTCAGAAGTGCCGCCAACGCGCTGTCCGTACTCACTAATTGTCTGAGCAAAACTGGCTAATGCGCCGGATGGTTCTTTATAAGGTAACGGCATAACGGCTTGTTGAATAGCCATGCCAGCCGTATCAATTTGCGCGCCGCCGCCGGGGGGTACACGAAAGATATTGCTGTTCTGACGGCCAGATGTCTTGGCATACAAGAAGCCGGGGAAATTGGCATACATACCTGCGTCAAGCAATTCACGCCAAACAGCGGTCAAAGCATTTGTAGTATTACCTAAAATCTGTAATAGGCCCATGCCATAGAATTTAAGGCCCGGCACAAAGTCGTACTTAACGAAATGCGTACGCGCTTCAGGTAATTCCTGATCTTCTTCATCATAATTTCTAACAATATTAAGGACTTGCTTAGATGATACGTCGATCGTTACACGGTATGGAACTTCCAAACCAGATGCCTCTCCGTCAATCTGATGCTCGTAACCTTCAATGTCTAATTCGCAGTAGCATTCATATATTTCGCGGTCCCGATCTTCAGCAATGTTGATGTCATCTTGGGTGCCTTGGATTGCGTTCTTTTCTTTTTGAACGGCGTCAAGTTCCTTCTGCTTGGCTTGTCCCAAATCGATGTCACGGTAGGCACCAATAATCTGCATCCGTTTGACAACCGAAGGACGCATAGAGATTCGATGGGTAATACGCCGAGCATTTGAAAGGTCCGTGGCTTCATTGTTGACGATTAAATCGTCCGCATCCACCGTTTCGGACACAGGACGATTGCGTAGGGGGCAGTAATAGACCTTTTTAAAGGCCGAACCGCCAAACCCTAGCATAAAAAGCATCTTATCCGTGTCAGGATAGTACTCTTTAGCCGTCGCCGTCAAATAATGATTGAAGTCTTTTTCCAAATATTCTGCTTGCAAATCAAGTTCAGGTGAGCCTGAGTTGCTGTCTACCCGTACCTTGACTGGTCCGTCAGTGGGCAGAAGTTCTGACCGCGCATTCGCCTGAAAACGCAATACGGATTCCAGCAAGAGCGGGTGGCGGATACGGGACATTCCTTCAACAGGTGCGCCATCGGCTGTGCCTTGTTGACCCGGAATTTCAATTTTAAGGCCCAGTAGTCGTAGACCCTGTGCGCGGTCTTCAATCCACTCTTTGCGGCTGTCGATATCTTCCTCAATACCCTTAATAAGCTGATGAGCAATCTCAGAAAGCGTATTTTCAGGTATGTCTTCAGCCAAATTAGCATACCAACCTTCGCTTTTTTTCCTTTTACTAGACTCAATAGGACGCCCATCAAGGGAAACGCTAATAGAACCGTCCCCGTGGTCAATACGGAGAACATTGCCATCAACGTCCATTTCTGGCTGATCAGCATCTGGGTCTGAGTCCATAACGACAATGGTGTCTTGGCCCTCACCAAGCGGCAAATCTTGCTGATCTTGGTCAAGCCGAATGTTGGGAACTAATCCGGGCGTCAAAGCCATGTGCTGTATCCTGTTGGAATATCCGGCACACTATAAGGCAATTATGCTTTATTCGCAAATGGATCAGCTTCATCTTTATCATCATAATCAAGGTCTGGCTTTTCCAAAGCCTCAATCATGCGCAAAAGTTCCAGCCGCAACTCGTCCTTGGTATCTCCCCAAGGGCTTACTGCATTGGCCGTCATGCCCTGCACATTGCCGTTATTATCGTAAAAAACTTCATGAATGGCGTATCCTACGTCTGGATCGCCAAACAAATTACGGGTTTCGTACTTAACTACCCGATGGTTCCATGTCATCATGGCCGTCCTCACAATCGCATCGCCACATTAGCACCGACCAATTTCCGTGTGTTGCGCCTAAGTGAGCCACAATCATCCAGCCAAGTCGGTGCATGTGGTCAATCATGTGATAGCGAACATACCGAAAATTCCCAGTGCGAATACGGCTTTCCATTTACACGGCATGCAACTTATCGTCAAGCGACTCCGCCAAAGCCTTAATTAAGTTAACCGCAATGCTTCGTTTCATGCGGAATTGATGGAATTTGGTGTCAATAACCAAGGACATGCGAATGTAGCCGTCGCCATTATCCTTGGCGACGACTGTTAGTATTTCAGGCAATTTCTTTTCTTCGTTCATGGACCTACCATTCCGCAACAACCATATTCTTCACTATATTCCCATTCGCTGGTTTCTGGATCTTCCCATGACGCCCACCGCCATGCGGCGCATAAATCCCCAACGCATGGCTTTCCTATTGGCGAGCCATCAATGGTTATTTCTTTGCCGGGCATGCCGTTTCCCCGACCAAAGGGACAAATCACTTTGGACATTTCCTCTGGCGTCATGAAGTGCGGATTGTCGGCCATTTACTCTTCCTCTACTGGCAAAAAACCAGCTGGTTCGCCAGTTTCGTTGTCTAAAATTTCAATTTCAAACACACGATCTGTCGGCAAATAAGCAACCAACACGCTTTCAGGGTATGGATTTTCTTCCGTTTTGGCTGGGTCAATGTGAAATTTTACGGCACCTTCGTATATGTCGCATGAGTCTGCCTTAACATATAACTGGTCTACACCAGCGTTGTCGTACTTATTAAGCGTAATCTGCCATGTATGCTTAGCCATTGTACTCTCCTAAACTGGGTAAAGTGGCTGGTTTTCGCTTGCGCCACGCCAAGTATTGTTTGCAGCCAATTCCGCAGTCCGTTCAGCACCGCGCTGCAACATTCCGGTGCCGCGCAACCAATTCAATGCTTGTGTTACAGTATCATGTAAATCGTCGTGTTTTCCTTTTGGAAAGGTCGCACACTGCGCCACGACCATTTCCGCCCATATCTTAAATACTTCCCCGCCGGGGTCGGTAGGTGCCACGACCATACCTTCTGAAAATAAATGCTGTATAGCATAAGTACGGGCAACTTTATCCAACCCCTTAGGGTCGATTAATCGTACACCGTAATTCTCATAACCAAACAAACGGCGCAATTCTTGGCTAACACTGATGCCCGAAGCTTTGTTTTCAATCAAAAGGTAGTCAATTTTCCATTCACGGGCTGATTCGCCAATCTTATTAACCAGTTCGTGCAATTCCATGCGACCTTGCCAAGCATGCATAAGAATTGCTTTAGGAACATCTGCCTCGCGGTCTTCTGCAGAAATGCGCTGCCAACTTCCCGTCATGTCTGCGCCAATTACACCGGATGCTGGGCCAGCGTCACGGTACACGCCCCAAACAGTACAGGCTGAAAAGTCACCTTCAAATTCTTTTGCGCCAAATGCTGTATCGACCGACGCAATAACAATTTCTAAATTGTGTGGGAACTTTTCCTTAGTCCACTCGCCCCACCATTCGCGTTTAATAATACCACCACCCGCTGGTTCTGGTCTTTGTTGTAGCTGTCCGGCTGCCGCATAAGGTCCAAGTGTCTTCTCCAAAAGGGTAACTTCGGTATCTCCAAATCGTTCAGGCCATAAGAGTTGACCCTCTTCAGTCCTTTCGTCAGTCCAGACAACTGGTTCGCCGTCATTAAATTCTGCGGGGACAAGTACATTATAGGTTCTCCGTGCTGCTTCAAACCTCATTGGCAAGCACAGATGGGTCCACTCGCCAATGTCTTTGGAAAGAATATGCCCCGTAATATCGTTTTCGGAAAGCCTTTGTTGGATAACAATCTTAACACCCTTTTTAGGATCGTTAAGGCGGGTAGACCAAGCCATGTCCCACCACTCAATCGTAGACGCCACAATAGCTTCCGAATTAGCTTCCTGCGCGTTGTTTGGATCGTCGGCAATCAAATAATTACCGCCCAAACCTGTCGTGGCTGATCCAACCGACACCGTGTTTCGTATACCGTTTTTATCATTTTGGAAGCGTGTTTTGGTGTTTTGGTCGCCAACAAGCTTAAATCTGTCACCCCAAAGCGTCTGATACCACTTGCTTTCAATGAGTCGGCGGCACTTTACCGAATCTTGAATTGACAAACCCATAGCGTAAGACGAGTGCAAAAATTGCATGCCCGGCCCCGACGTAGGCGTATGATTGCTTTGCGTCCATACCCAAGCTGGGAACATAGTCCCAGTAATGGTAGATTTTGAAAATCTAGGCGGCACGTTTATGATTAAATTCCTAATATATCCGTCCGCACACGCCTGTAGATGCTCACATATTGCTTGTAGTGCAAATCCGCCTTCAGCAAAGGGCGCGGAGTCAATCTCACGCCACGCCCTTTCTGTAAAAGCGTATAAACTTTCTTCATAGTTCAATGCTTTGGCTTGACGATATAATTCCCGCCGCTGGCCTTCAGTCAAATTGTTTAAGTCATATGTCATGCGGCCTTAATAGAGACTTTTTCAGGCTTAAGCAATTTTAGCCGTTTAACTGCACTTTCTGGGTAGGCACGGCTAATGTGCAT